TCGAAATGTGGGGGGGGCAGGAATGCCCCTCCCAAACTTTCGAGGAGGACAAGTCGCTACCGGCAAGGTTTGCCCGTTTCGATTCCGCGAATCCGCAAGTGTACGAGGCACTCGTCTCAATGGCTCGGAAGATTCGGAGCAAGCGACCAGATAGCATCATCGGCATTGCCATGCTTTACGAGGTCTTGAGGTGGAACTGCTACATGGAGACCGACTCCGATGAACCCTACAAACTGACCAACGATTTCAAGGCATTCTATGCCCGAAAGATCATGGGTGAGAACGAGGATTTGAGTGGGATTTTTGTCACCAAAGTATCGGTCGCCGACTCGGAGGAGGCATGAATGAGTTACACCTTTTTGCTGGAATCGGGGGAGGAATCCTCGGCGGAATGCTTCTCGGACATAGACCCGTCTGTGCGGTCGAGATTGATGCCTATTGCCGACAAGTCCTGTTGCAACGGCAACGCGAGGGAATCCTTCCACCTTTCCCCGTGTGGGGAGACATCAGAACTTTCGACGGGAAACCTTGGAGAGGAATTGCCGATGTCGTTTGCGGAGGATTCCCATGCACCGACATTTCCTGTGCCGGTAAAGGCGCGGGAATCGAAGGAGAGGAAAGCGGACTCTGGTCCGACATGGCGCGAATCATTGGCGAAGTTCGACCCCGATTCGTTTTTGTGGAGAACTCACCAATGCTCGTTGTTCGCGGACTTGACCGAGTCCTTGCAGACCTTTCCCTCTTGGGGTTCGACGCACGATGGGGAGTTGTTTCCGCTGAAAACGCCGGTAGTCCTCAAGAACGCGAAAGACTTTGGGTGCTGGCGCAATTCCAACCTGGGCAAACCGCCGTCCGAACCGACGATGGATGGTTTTGCAAATGGTGCGGAGGCGAGATCATGTCCGAATGCGGATGCTACCACGGCGAATTGGAATGCCTTGATTGCGGAGAGTTCACCTACCCGTTTCATTATGAGGAACGGGACTATTGCCAATGGTGCGGTTCCCGAGATGTGGTTGACCCCGCAAGCCAACGAGGATGCGGCGGGGACTCCCAATGGCAAGATGCAGAGGATGCTTGGAAACCATCCTTTGATCCGAGGCACAACCCAAGAGGAATGGAACTCTGGAACTTTGAACCCCGAGTGGACCGAGTGGCTCAACGGATTGCCAATCGGGTGGACCGCCATCGCGCCATTGGAAACTGCCAAGTACCGGCGGTGGTTGCACTCGCATGGTCTGTCTTGGAAGGGAGGGAACTGAAATGAATCCTCCTGTTTTACCGCAACGGATCATCGACATTATGGACCCCAAGGACCGAGCCAAACTCGGTCCCGCCGGTCGCACCTCGGCGGAAATCCTCCGAGTGGTCGAGGATCGCTCCGAGAAAGAACTGCACAGGGACATCGTGAGATATCTCAATGTGTTTGGACTCCCCTTTTGCCATGCCCGAATGGACCGCAAGTCCAGCATCGCCGAGGGGTATCCAGACTTCACCTTCCCGTATCGGGGTTTCTTCGTTGCATGGGAGGCGAAGACCGCCACCGGCAAGTTGTCCTCTCGCCAGCATGAGACCCGCGAGGCAATTGAAAGGAACGGCGGAAAGTACAAGGTCATCCGCGAACTGGAGGAGGCGAAGAACCACCTCCGCGAACTCGACGCACTACTCACCCCGCGCCCTTCCCTGTGATGCACTACTACACATTTCACTTGAAAGATTATGCGGCGGCGACCGCCCATTTGACGAACGAGGAAGACCTCATCTACCGGCGTTTGATTGATCTTGCCTTCGATGCCGAGGGTCCGATCTCTGGTGACGCAACCTCCATCGCCAGAAGGGTTCGTGCAGATGCAATGCAGGTGCATTGCATCCTTACCGAATTCTGGATGGAGACACCCGAGGGATGGGTCAACAACAGGGTTCTTCGCGAACTCGAAAGGCACAAAGACCACATCGAAGCGAAAAAAAATGCCGCAAAAACCAGATGGAACAAGGCGAAGGCGAAGGGGTTATGCAGGAGCAATGCAGGTGCATTGCAGGTGCAATCCAAATGCATTGCAGATGCAATGCTACCCAATACCCAATACCCAATAAATAATATATCTGTAAGCGAAGCGGAAGAATTCGCCCGAGGACAGGGACTCCCCACCGATTCCATTCCCGAGTGGCATTCCCACAGGTCTTCCCAAAATTGGGAAAAAACCTCGGGAGTTCGCATCACCGATTGGAGGTCCGACCTCAAGGCATGGATTTACCGCAACGCAAGAACCGGCAAACCCGCCGGTCGCCAACTTAAAACACCAGACCAAAGCAAATATGCTGACCACTTCTGAACACCACATCGCAGTATGCCAGAGGTGTACAAACACCTTTGAATACCAACCCGTTATCTTCAACGGCAAATCACTCTTCACGCCGCAATGGTGCGAATCGTGCGTCGATGTCCTCACCATCGAACGCGAACGCGAAGAACGAGAATCGCGCCAGAATGCCCGTGTGGCGCGTTTTCTGGATTGTGTGCCGCCGGTATACCACGACACCGATCCCGAGCGGATACACGCCAACCTCGCGCAAGCAGTCGCGGAATATAAATTCGGTCCAAAAGGCATTGCCTTCATGGGTCGCTCGGGAGAAGGAAAAACCCGAGCCGCATTCCTGGTCGCCATGCGAATGGTCGCCGAGGGTCACCGAGTTTATTGGATCGCCGCAACCGACCTCGCCGCCGCCGCCGCGAACCTATTCGCCGATGACCCCGAGGTGAAAAGCCGGTCGCATGAGAAAATCCGCCGGTCAATGACCGCCGAGGTGCTGGTGCTGGATGACCTCGGCAAAGGCAAGTTTACGGATCGTTCCGAGTCCATGCTCTACGATCTGTTTGAAACTCGCACCGGCAACCTTCGCCCGACTATCTGGACATCCAACAGCAACGCGAAAGGTCTCCATGCCATGATGTCGCCCGACCGAGCGGACGCACTCATCCGCCGCATGGGTTCAGAGTTTCACAACATCGTTCGCATTTGATTGCACAAGATCAGAATCTCGCTATGTCCAGCAACATGAAGTCCAAACCGAAACCCCGAGGCAAACGCACCGCCGAGGCGGATTTGGCGATTCGCATCGAACGGGTCGCCGAACTTCTCCTCAATGGCATGACCAACCGGCAAATCGTGGGAATTTGTGGGAGTGAATTTAAATGTTCCGCATCCACGGCGAACCGATACATTGCCGAGGCGAACAATAAAATCGCCGCCGAGTTCGACCTCAACCGAAAAGCCGAGGTGAGCAAGGCGGTCGAGCGTCTCCTCCGTATGCAACAGGAGTGCCTTGCACGATACGATTACCGCACCGCCGCGACCATCGAAGCGCAACTTGCCAAAATTCACGGGTTGGAGAAACAACAGGTCGAGGTCACTCACTCGGTCGAAGACCCGTGGGTCCGACTCATGCGCGAGATTCGGGATGGGGTCACCTCGGAAGGCGAAGCATGATTGTCATGCCGTCAAACAACTCGGGCATCCAGATTGGATACCTTGCCGGTAAGTTTCAAGGTCGCATCGGGTGGTTGCTGTCTCCCGATGGGTGGCGAACCCCGCCGACCTGGATGCCTTATGCTTTAGACAACGGCGCATTTGGAGCATGGGTCAATAACCGGCAATGGAATTCCGATGCCTTTTTGGAATTGGTGGAACGCTCAAAAACGGCTCACAAACCTTGTTGGGTTGTCGTTCCCGATGTAGTCGCCGACCGAGAGGCAACCATCATTCGGTGGCATGAATGGATGCCTCAATTGCGGAGTCGCCTCCACGGGGTGGGGTTTGCTTTTGCGGTGCAGGACGGGATGACTCCCAACGATGTTCCTAACGAGGCGGATGTGGTTTTTGTGGGTGGGACTACCCAATGGAAGTGGCGGCATCTTCATACCTGGGCGAACAACTTTCCTCGGGTCCATGTGGGGAGGGTTAACTCGGAACGATTGCTTTGGATGTGCCATGAAGCGGGGGTGGAATCCTGCGATGGCACGGGGTGGATGCGAGGCGGGGAAGACCGGCTTGAAGAACTGCATCGATACTTGGAGCAATCGACCGGCGGCGACCGGCGACCACAACTTCAAATGGCTTTATGAACAAACAGAACAGACTGAAAGCAAGGTTCCGTTTATGGAAAGACTTCTCTTTCGAAGCGGCACATCAACTAACCAAAGTGCCGGTGGGACATCAATGCGGACGATTGCATGGGCATAGCTACAAGTTGCGAGTCCATTGCGAAGGCGCGTTGGACCCCGCTCGGGATTGGGTGGTTGATTATGCAGACATCGCCGCCGCCGTCCGACCCTTGATCAACCAACTGGATCACTCGTTTCTGAATCATCATTTCGAGTTTGAAACTACCGCCGAAAACCTGTGCTACTGGTGTGCAAACACCTTGAAAGAATCCCTCCCACAGATTGTCGCCGTCGAGTTGTTTGAGACTCCAACCACCTCGGTGCTTTACGAGATCAAGTGAACCAACTGGAACTCTACCTCAAAGCGACCGGCATTCCCGAGGTCGCCGCCATGAATTTCCTACAGAACAACGGGATCATTTCCGACAACTGCATCACCGCCTCCGAGGTGGGCGATGTGGGGGCGGCAATATCCTACCTCAACCTCAACTACGAAAAATACAATGATCACAATTAGCTTCGATGTAACCCGCCTGGACAAATCACGCTTCAAAAGAGTCACCAAGAAAAATGGCGACCTTGCCATCTACTGCGAACTGGTTCTGTTTGAAACCCCGAATGGTCAGTACGGGGACTACATGGTCAAGCAGGGTTTAAGCAAAGCAGAACGGGATGAAGGAGTGCAGTTGCCCATACTTGGCAACGGGAAGGATGTTGTCTCAATTCAACGGGTCAAAGATGCCGTCCGCGAACCCGCGCCGGTTAACCGGCAAGCCGATGTCGCAACATCCGAGGACGAGGACATCCCATTTTGAAAGACCTCGCCGATCCGTTTTGGCGGTTGTCGAACCTCTACGCCATCAAGCAGGAGGATTCGGGTAAGCGTCTCAAATTCACGCCGAGACCCGAGCAGACCGAGGTCATTCGCCACCTCCTCGACCGCCCGACCGAGCCACTCTACATCATCAAGTCCCGCCGCCTCGGGATGTCCACGACCATCGGTCTATTCATGGCGGATCACTCTGCATTCAACTCGGGGTTCAAAGGATCACTCCTCGACCAGACGCAAGCGGATGCCCACAGAAAGATGGCAGACATCATGCGGTTTGGCGTGATGTCCCTGCCACCGGCAATCCTCGACACTCTGGAGTTCCCGAAACGGAATGACGGCGAGATGACCATACTCACCAAGGGTCAACCCGAGACCTCGACCTCGACCCTGTATGCGGGAATGAATGCCCGAGGCGGCACGGCGAATATGCTGTGGATTTCCGAGTGGGGTCCGATTGCGGCAACGGATTTTAGCCGATCCCGCGAGATTAGGACCGGCGCGTTGCCATCCGCTCGGCAAGGGCGGCGGATCGTAGAGACCACATGGTATGGCGGTAAGGGCGGCGACCTGTGGGAACTGATCCAACCCATACTTGAGCGTGATCCCAACGCCGAGGGACGGGTGCTGTTCTTCCCGTGGCACGGCGATCCCGCTTGCGTGAGGTTGCAAGGCGAGGTCACAGGCGACATCGAAACCTACTTCCGCGACCTCGGGGACCGGCTCGGGCGAACATTCTCCCGCGAACAGAAACTCTGGTATGCCGCACGGCGGTTGGAACAGGGCATTTTCATCAAGCGGGAATACCCCTCGACTCTGGAGGAGGCAATGTCCGCGCCGGTCGAGGGCGCAATCTACGGGGACGCAATCACGGCACTCCGAGACCGAGGACGCATCGTTCCTTCCGAGGTGGATCACTCTGCACTCGTCCACACCTTTTGGGACTTGGGTTCGCCCGAGAACACCATCGTCTGGTATGCCCAATTCGTTTCGGACGAGATCAGAATCATCGACATCGACTACGGGTTCGACGGCGACCTGGTGCAACGCATCTCGCACATGGTTGGAAAAGGCTACCCGCTCGGGACGCACTACCTCCCGCACGATGCCGCCGCGACCAAAACCTCGGGGCGGTCATTCCAAGCAGAGTTGCGGGATGCCGGTCTTCCCAACACCCGTATCGTTCCGAGGACTCAAAGCATTTGGATTGGCATCAATCGACTTTTGCAGATGTTCCCGCGCCTCACCTTCCGCACACCGGCTACCTCACGGGGCGTGGAGGCATTGGAGAACTACCGCACCCGACCTGTGACCCAAGGTGCGGTCAGCATGGATGAACCGATCCACGATTGGAGTTCCCATGCCGCCGATGCTCTCCGAATGCTGGCGGAATCGGTCATGCATGGTCTGGTCGAGGGCGGCAACAGGGATGCTATGTCGGCGCGGAGAGCAATGCGACACGCCGGTCAACAAGTTCTGATGGGTTTCCGAGGAGAAGAAACAAGGAATCAACGCCGGTCGGTTGTCATTCAAGCATGAGAAAAAAAACTCTTGTGCCGGTATCACAGGAGTGCTACTGACCCGCCATGCCTAAAAACTCTATCTCCCAATTTGTGTCACAGGTGTGCAAACACCTTTTCGGCGATAACGATGGTCTCCACTTTGCTTTGGTCGATGGTTGGATGCCGCCCGAGCCGCAACGGGACGAGAAACCCATCAACGCAACTTTCTTCATCAATAAAGTAGTCAGTTGGGTAAAAAAAGTGTTTAGCGGAGGCGGAGGCGGTGGAGGGAACCAAAGGAGAGACCCTGCTCCTCCCGCCGCGCCAGCAGTCAATCCTCCGCCGCCGCCACCACCGCCGCCGCCACCGCCGCCAACACCGGCATCCGCGACTGAAGATGTTCTTTCGGCACAGCAGGAAGAACTCAAAAAGAACAAGCAGAAGTTTGGGTACGGGGCGACTTTGTTGTCCAACCAGAACCCCGCCATGAACACGGCGACCGGCACAGGATCAATCCTCGGTAGGTAGTCCCGACCTTTCTGGTGAAAGAGTACGAATCGACCGGCGGGAACAAACAGGAACTCGCGAAGGCGGTCCTATCCCGCTACAACCGGCTTGAGCAGGATCGGGCATATTGGATGTCCATGTGGCAATCCATCTCCGATTTGGTCATGCCGAGGAAGTCTTACATCCTCCACCAGACGATCACTCCAACCGCCGACAAGGAGACCCGCCTGTTTGATTCCACCGCCGTCCGCGCCAATATGGTTCTTGCGGCGGGGTGCATGAGTTACATCACTCCCGCAGATTCTCGGTGGTTTTCCTTGGAAGCACCCGAGGGAATAAAAGACGGCGAAGGGGTCCAAGAATACTTTGCCAAGGTCACCGAGATTTTGCTGGAGACTCTTGCTCGGTGCAATTTTCACACATCAATCCATGAACTTTATTTGGATCGTGGATGTTTTGGCACGGCGGTCATCTTCATCGAACCAGGCGAAACCACCCCAATTATTTTCCGCAACATTGATGTCGGAACCTTCGTTCTGTCCGAGAACCATGAGGGGGTTGTCGATACTTGCTTCCGCAAATTTGAAATGACGGCACGGCAACTGGTGGAGGAATTCGGGATTGAAAATGTCTCCGATGGAATCCGCAAGTGCTACGAGGATCAGAAGAACCTCGACCAGAAATTTGAAGTCATCCACGGGGTGTATCCGCGAAGCGACAAGGAACGAGACCCAAAGAAACTGGACGGCAAAAACAAACCTTACGCCAGTTGCTACCTTGAGTGCCGGTCCAAGCACATCCTTCGCGAATCGGGCTACGACGAGAAACCATTTTGCGCTACCCGATATCTCAAATGGCAACAGGGAGTGTACGGGTGGTCGCCCTCATGGGTCGCACTTCCCGACATCCGCCAACTGAACTTTCTCCAGAAGCAGATGGATGCCCTCGCCGAACTGGCGGCATTCCCTCGGGTGCTGGTCCCCGATGGCATGGAAGGGGTAGTCGATCTCCGAGCCGGTGGCATCACCTACTTCAACGCATCCGACCCGAGTGCCAAACCGCAAGAGTGGGCGACCCAAGGTCGATACGATGTGGGGTTGGATCGGGTCCAAGAAAAGCAACGGCACATCAACGAGGCATTCTCGGTCCCACTCTTCCAGATGTTCACGGCGGAAGAATCCCGCACTCCGAACCGCATGACGGCAACCGAGGTGAATGCTCGCAATGCCGAGCGACTGGCGAACTTCTCTCCCACCTTTGCCCGACTCACCACCGAACTGCTCATCCCTCTTCTACAACGGACCTACGGCATTCTGGCGCGGCGGGGAGAACTTCCGCCACCTCCAGATGCACTCATCCAACAGGACGCAAAAGGGGAAATGTTCGTTCCCGAACCCAAGGTGGTTTTCAACTCCCGCATCGCCCTTGCCGTCCGCGCAATGGAACTTGCCGCCACCGAGCGCACGATGTCCCGCGCCCTCGCCGTTCAACAGGCGACCGCCGACCCGAGCGTCATGGACAACTTCGACATCGACAAAATCGTCCGCGAAGGCGCGTTGGCGGAAGGCATCGATGCTGACTACCTCCGACCGATGGGCGAGGTTCTCGACATTCGCACCGCACGGCAAGAAGCACAGCAGGCGGCGGCACAGGCACAGCAGGAAATGATGGCGGCGGAAATGATGCAGAAGGCGGGATCGGTCAAACCCGATTCGTTGCTGGCACAACAGACGAACCAGGAATCTATCGACCCAATGGAACTGGCATGAGTGACCTTGAAAAAAAAGTCCGCTCCGCGAAGACCCTCCTTGCCTACGGGTGGTTCAATTGCACCGATGGCGAACTTGTCCTTGCTGATATGGAAAAAGCGTTTGGCACTAATCTCCCTGCTTTCACACCTAATGCAGACGGGTCATTCGACCCCGTCCGAGCCGCAGTCCGAGACGGGCAAAGGCAAGTCCTCCTTCATTTGAAAGCAATGGCGGCAAAGTCCCATGAGCAAAGCAACACACCCAAAACAAAAGCCAGAAAAGATTGATCCGCCGGTTCAAGACCCGCGCCTCGGTGATCTCGACCCCGAGTACATCAAATGGCATGAGGCGAACCATTCCGCCGAGGAACACCGGCAACGCTATTTCGACCGCATCCCGCATGAATATGCCGACCAATTCGGCATCCATCGTGTGTAGCAATGGGCAAAACTTATGTTCACATCCGAACCAACAAGTCCCGTCATCGACGGAAACGCCGCAATGGCGGCACAGGAAAGCAACACCTCAACATTGAGCGCAACCATCGCGCCGACCAGCAATGGGACGGCGACGAGTGGTCTCCCTCAAGGGGGTGGATCAAGTCAAAACCAGGCAAGTAGCACCGGCTATGTAGACCCCGAGGGAAAGTTCACCGAGGGTTGGCTTGACCGGCTCAAGGGCTTCGATGATGCCAAGCAAATACTCGGGCAATTTAAGGATATGGATGGGGTCTTCAAGACCCTTGTTTCACAGCAACGACTCCTCGGGAAAAAAGCCGATGCAGTCATTGTCCCGAACGAGAAATCCTCACCCGAGGAATGGCAGGAATTCAACAAAAGGATCGGGGTTCCCGATTCGCCAGACGGGTACAAACACATCAAACCCGCGCACCAGTTGCCAGAGTCAGATTGGAACGAGCAGATAGCGACCAAACTTGGTGAGGTTGCCCACAAGAACGGAATCCCTCCCAAAGCATGGCAATCGGTTTTGGACACATTGACCGAGTACGCCTCCCTTCAAAACGAATCAGAACAGCAGGCGAAAATTCAGCAACTCGAAACCGAGCGCAAAACGCTTGCCGAGGAGTGGGGCGACAAGTTCGACATCAATCTTTCCAAAGCAAAACGACTTGTCCAGGTGGGCGGCGGGGATGTCAATGATCCCGCCTTTGCCTCATCGGGTGTGGTCAAGATGCTGGCGCGGATCGCAGATACCCTGTCCGATGACCGCCTTGTCTCGTCCGATTCCGCCGCGACCATGATGGTGGGCAAGGCAAGGGCGATGGACATTATGAAGAATCCCCAAAATCCGTTGCACCAACGCTACAAATCTGGCGACCGAGAAATCGCCAATCTGGTCACAGACCTTCTGAAGTAGCACAAGCAATCGGGGTGCTTCAGCAAGCGACCCCGCCTTCCTATGAGGGCGGGGTTGTATTTTTTATTTGACGGGTTGTCTTCGCGGGTGTACGCACACCTCAACTTCTCCGAAGGACAATCTCTTTCGGACCCATGTAGGGGAAGTTGACCCGCATCCACCGAACCCCATTCGGGACAATTCGCAAAGGCGGAACAAGCAGTCAGTCAACTCAACTTCAACTCAACACCTACAATGCCTAATCTAACTCAAATTCCCGATCACTATGTGATCCAGTACGAAACCAACTGGCAGATGCTTCTGCAACAGATGGATTCCCGTCTCAAAGAACGCACCAAACTCGTCCAAGCAAACGGCGCGGCGGTTCGTTTCAACCAGATGGACACCGCATCGATGTCCCAAGTCCTCGCCCGAAATGGCGCGACTGTTAACAACGACATCACCCTACCGGCTCGGTGGGCATACCCCGTTCCTTACGACACCTCGTCTTGGTTTGACGAGTTCGACAACATCTTCCTCGGAAGCGTTGTTCTCCCGACCTCCGAGGTCATGCAAGCCCAGGCGGCGGCATACGGACGCACTTGCGATTCCGTTTTGATCTCCGCACTCCTCGGCAATGCGACGATCACCAACACGGCGAATACTTCTGCTGGTTTCGGTCTGAACAACACCACCAGCACGATTCCGTTGCCCAACACCCAAAAGGTTGGGGTCAACTATGTCGGCGGCGGTGGTACTCCCACCAACACCGGCTTGACCATCGCGAAAATCCGCGAAGCGAAGCGCATCCTTGATGCCAACGAAGCACCCGCCGAGGACCGCATCCTCGTTGTGTCTTCCAAGGAAATCGCCGACCTCCTCGGAACCCAGGAAGTCACCAACCAACTCTACAACTCTGTCCGCGCCCTTGTGGACGGCGAAGTGGACTCCTTCCTCGGATTCAAGGTCATCCGCACCGAACTCCTTCCCGTGGCGACGAACATCCGTTCTTGCATCGCCTACCAGAAGAATTCGGCGGTCATGGTCGATGGCGGTCGCAAGACCTACATGGACATCCTTCCCGAAAATCGCCACTCACTCCAAATCCGCTCGACGGCGGTCATGGGTGCAACCCGTCTCCTTGAGAAGGGTGTGGTCGAAATTGCGGCGGATACCACTCGCTAACCTCACAGGTGGGGGTGACCTCGAAAGGGGTCACCCTCACTTCCCCTTTCAAAAATGGATTCGACAACTATATGCAACATCGCCCTCGCTAAAATAGGTGACCTGTCGATCCTGTCTCTGGACGATCCGACTCCCGAGGCGCGTTTCTGCAAACTCTTTTACACGCCGACAATCAATGAGTGCTTCCGTATGCACGATTGGAATTGGGCGACCGGCTACGCAAAACTTTCTCCGATTGATCCACCGCCAGAATACGATTGGGCTTTTGCTTATGGACTGCCAGTCGATTTTGGGCGGTTACTGACCTTCAATACCTTTTCACCGGCAATGCCGGTTGTGCCTTACCAGATTGTGGGGCGCGAACTCTACACCGATGAGTCCGATGCGGTGATTTCCTACATCAAGAACATAGTCGATGAAAACTCGTTCGACCCGTTGTTTGTCAATTTGGTGAGTCAGTTTCTTGCGGCAAAACTTGCCCGACCCCTTGCCGGTGGCATGGACATGGAAAAATTGTTCAACTCGCAGGCACAGGCGACTCTTGCCGAGGCGCGGCGGATAGATGCCGGTGAAGGCATTCCCAAACGCAAAATGGCATGGGTCGATTCCGACCTCGTCCGAGCGAGGTATTCTGGAGTCATCTGATGATCAACCAACTCATCTCCTCTTTTAATGCCGGTGAGTTGTCTCCCTACCTCGAAAGTCGAACCAACCTCGACAAGTACCGCAATGGTTGCAAGACGCTCGAAAACTTTCTGATCACCCCTTATGGACCGGCGAACCGGCGAAGTGGTCTTGAGTACCGAGGTGAGGCAAGAGTGTCCTCCACCCGTTGCCGGTTGTACGGGTTCAACGCCACCGCCGTGGACCGATACATTTTGGAAATCGGGGTTGGCTACATTCAATTCTGGAAAAACGGAAACATCATCCGCAACACGACTACACAAGTCCCGATTTCGCCGGTCTATTTGAATCTCAACGGAACCGCCGCATCTCCCCAACCGGCGGCAATCCATCCATACCAGGAAAGCGACTTGCGCGACCTCAAGTTCTGCCAAGTCAACGATGTCATTTACATAGCGCATCCAGACTTCCCGCCGATGCGGGTTTCCCGTTTTAGCGACACCAGTTGGACGATAAGCGAGGTGCTGTTCAAGTGGCATCCCGTGTTGGATCAGAACATCACCGCCACAACCATCACCCCAAGTGCGGTGACCGGCACAAACATTACTTTGACCGCCTCCGCGCCCTTGTTCTCTCCTTCCCATGTCGGCTCGGTCTGGCAAATCG